CATCCATTGGTTTCAATTTATGGAAACTATATTAATGGGTGTTAAAAGAGGTATGCCTCGAGCTCCTTGTTGGCTATTAGAACAAGAAGAAAAAAAGCTATTCAACAAATTAACAACAGAAGCTGAACAAGTTGAACAGTGTTCGTTTAAAATTAGAGGTATGGAACGCAATTGTGACGTAGACACCTTGAAAAACGAAATAAGTCGCACCGTGAGTGAAATATTTAAAAATGAAGTCATGACTCTTGAAGATTGGGAGAAGCCTTTTGTAGCTTCTTTCAGTTCGAACTACAACAATACAAGAGGAGAACTCGGTGCCGTTGGATGGATCAAAGATTGGATCGAATACAGAATACTATTTCAAACCAAAAAACTTGACGACTATATAGAAGTAGTAACCGATTATACAGGTCCTGATGAAGTCAATATTAATAAATTTCGACAAGAACAAATCCAAAACAATGATGAATTCTATCTATTAAGAATACCAAAAGAAGGATTCATTGATATAAAATATAAAGAATTTCTTGTTTCTGATCCTATAAATAACAATTACAATATTGAAAAAAGGAATATTTTTGAACTTATGAAAGAACTTGACCCAAACTTACTTAAATATAATGAAACTATGGTCGAAGGAGTTGAAGCAAATTTAGAACTCTTTAATAAGATTTGGAAACTATTTTATTGGGATCTATTCATATTTGCCAGGGATCATGAGGATCCTTATGTTCAAGCTGTGGCCTTAGCGGAGTCTATGAAAATTAGATGTATCTCGAAGGGTCCTCCAGGTCTGTATACGGTTTTGAAACCTATGCAAGCATTCTTATGGAGAGTACTTAAACAGCATGAAGTTTTCCGATTAATAGGTAGCCCTATTAGTGAAGAAGATTTCGAACTTACTATTGGCGAACTTGAGTTAGATAAAGAAATAATTTCTGGTGACTACAAGGCTTCAACTGACAACTTACATTCTTGGGCCAGCGAAACAGCTGCAACAACTTTACTACAAGTCCTAAGAGAAAATGGTTCTTTCATTCCGGAAGGAGTTGATGAAATGTTAATTAGATCTTTAACTAAGCATAAATTTATCGATATCGAAAAATATAAAAAATTAAAGAAAAATACAAAACACAATAAAAAAAGAAAAGATAACATCAATATTGATCTTGATATTGAATCTTGTACAAAGGAGCAGAAAACTGGTCAGCTAATGGGCTCGATCACTTCTTTCCCTTTTCTATGTATCGCAAATGCTACTCTTTGTAGGTTTGTTTTAGAAACATGCGATAATACGAGATATAATGTTATCGATAAAAAAACATATAATAAAAATTATAAAAAAGATAAAAATTTAGGTTTCAAATATCGATACAACTATAACAAAATATCTTTACGAATAAATGGAGACGATTGTCTTTTCAAGGGACAGCGACAAATAACTAACGAGGACTTCGCTCAAGACTCTCTATACGATGTATGGAGTAAAGTTGGAGCTATGTTCGGGCTATCTTGTTCTGTTGGAAAGACTTATGTGACGGATAATTGGTCACTTAACTTATTTGCTGTTATGAACTCATACACGTGCTACTACCTTAACGGAAAGTGGACCAATATTAAGTATATTGCCTACGGTCTCGTTAAAGGGAAAGCTAGAACTGGTGATCGTGAATACATATCTTATCAAGATTTAGGTATTCTTCATCATGAGCTTCATAAGGTTACCCCGACTGAGCTTTGGCCTCAAGTCTCGAATAAGTTTATAAATCATCATAAGCATATTTTACAAATTTGTCCAAATATACCTTGGGAAATGCCAAGTTGGCTAGGAGGTGCGGGATTAGTTCGAAAAAACGAAATCTCTCATAGAGATCTGAAGATCGCTTCTTTCCTTATATCTTGCTTAAGCAAAAAATCATCCTACAATCGTGAATTCCCCATTAGATCTAAATCTAATGTACAGAGAATTATGGTTGATCATTTTATCAAGAGAAATCTTGATATTGATAAAGTAGGTTTTACAAGAATAAGGGATCCCCTTACTTATCCTGATCTCTTTGAAGAGATTGACTTCGATATGAAGTACATGTCAGATAAGTTGTATGGAAGCATTGCTGTTTCATTGATGATAAATCCGTCTATTAGCGTTTCTAATTTTGCTGTAGAATGTCCTCTCTTTGATGCTGGAGAGGTTAACAAAATAGAAGATTCAACTATTAACAGGAC